TTCTCATTTTCCTCCTGAACTTTATCAATCCCCTTTTTCTGGTAAGTGTCAAAAGATGCCTTCCAGCCCTTGGCCATTTTTAAAAGGTCCTCATCCTTTTCATCCAGCGTAAGCTCAGGGGTGAGAGAGGAAACAATGCCCTCAGCCTTGTCATCAGCGTTCTCATCAGCCTTGTTTGGGCTGCCCTGGAATATGGAAAGGAGTCCATTGAGAAGGTCCATAGCTTTTGTATTTAATTGCGGACATTATATCACAAACAAAAGCCACATCAAATTGGGTCTCCGCCTTTCAGAAAGTCTCTTGGATCCATTGCCACTTTGTTGGTGACAGGGTTCAGCTCAAAGGAATTTTCAATGATTGCCACATCAGGATTCACAATCTTTGCCTGTTCTCCGAACCTTGAGACTCCGGCTCTCCAGTAACTGGTGGCGTGGACCCAATGGTCCTCAGTGGTCTTTTTCTCCCATCTGAAAATGGTCTGGCCCTGCTTGTTCACAGTGCTGATCCTGTAAATGTTCATCCAGTGTTTGATGTAATCCTCCCAATCCCCTCTCTTTCCCTCAAGCGGAATGGTGATGTTTTTGAACTCCTCAACCACATGCTGGATCATCCGGTTGCGGTCAATGTAGACAACGCCATCATTCTCATTCTCTCCCCACCGGACAAGTTCTTTGGTCTTGCGGTCCTCCATGTAATATGAAAGGAAAACACGGCCCGGAAACTCCTCAATCATTTGTCTTGGCCCGGTGATGTCAGGAAGCGCATCAACCACCAGAATTGACTGAGGATACATCCTCAGGATGGCGGTGATGTCATTCCAGTTCACCGTTTTGCCGTAATGGAAAATGCCGTTGGCCGTGCCCACCACATAATGCTTGATGATTCCTGAGTCTGAGCCAATCACAATGCGGTTCCTGTCAATCATGTCCTCTGAAATGTTCCGCAGGATGTCTGATTTGGTGATGGAACCCTCTTTGCTCTCATAAGGTTTCCCCAAAATCATGTTGAAAAAATACTCTTTTGTTGTGTTTATATCATTCCACTTTGTCACCAGATCACTGGCCGGAACCCAGGGACACATCATCAGATTTACCCAATAGCCTGAAAAAGCCCTGTTTCTGTATCTCGGCACCCACCTTCCCACTCTCCGCATTGAATCACTCAGGCGGCCACCGCAGAACTTGCACACATACCATTTGTTTTTCATGTCCACATTTTCCGGCCAGTCCAGATACTGCTCTTTTTCACAGTGCCAGCACATGATGAACCAGTGCTTTTGATCTGACTGCTCCCAGAAGATGTCCACTCCGTAGCTTGGAACTGATGGATGGGAAAAAACATGGCGGCGCTTTCTTTTCTGGGCCTGCAGGCGTGACTGGTATTGCTCCACAACATCAGCCTTTGAGGCATCAATCTCATCATGGATCAGCTGCTGAGCCGTGACCATGGTGGCACGGCGCTTTGTCCATGTGGACCGGAAGTACACCATAGACTTTCCAACCTGCTTCTGAAAAACAGAATCCTTGTCTGAGACATATTCCTGCAGGACCGGGTTGTTCTGGATGATACGGTTCACCTTGCCTCCCACAAAGTCATTCACATCCGTGTCAGTGGGCAGGGTGTAAATAATATCAATGCCCTCACTTTTGACCGTGTAGAGCATCCGGAGGATTTCACAGGTGCTCATTCCGATCTGGGCGGCCTTCATCACAACAAGGTCATCAGCGGTGTCAGCGTAAATCTCCCACAGGAATCTGTGGTTATCAAAAGAGATGGGCATTCCTAGCTCATTCTTGATGTTATGCTCCAACAGCCATCCGTGAATGCTCAGCTGATCTGTTTTCATACTTTGGTCTTTTTTTCTGGCTGGTAAGATGATACCTCTGACAGTTTCTGCATTTGTAAATCCTCTGTAGCTCAATATACCCCATTCCGAATTTCAGGTGTTTCAGTTTTTGTCTTGCCAGCCTCCTGGTTGGAAAACACTTTTTTAAACAGGAATGAATGTTGGTTGATTTTTTCAGCATTCCACATGAGAAAGAGTCTGGTAATAAAATTTGTGCAAAAAGCTGATGCTGAAATCATAGCCCTCCTGATAAGCCTTGTGGAGCCAGATCAATCTTCCGACACGGCCATTCAGATCCTCAAATGGATGGATTTTTTCAAAAAGATTGTGAGCCTGCCAGGAATCCATCATTGGAAGCTGTCTGACAAGCGTTTCCATCTGACCATGGACATATTCAGGAGCCGGAGGGGTGTAACGGCCAATATAGACCTGACATTTCCTAAGCTTTCCGACCCATTCCGCTTTGATATGTTTTCCGCAGAGGGAATGCAAAAAAAGAATGTTCTCCATAGTCATTGGCAGATCAATGGCTTTTTCAACCGCATAGACCTGATCTCTTGTCACCTTTTTCTCACCCTCAATGAGATTGGATTCCTTAGCAAATTTTTCAAAGAAGTTTGTCATTGGAGAAAGAATTTTAAACACTTAGCTTTTATCTCATTGATTGGCCAATTGGACTGCAGTTCACAAAATTCTTGTTCCTCTAAATTGTTTTTCCAAACGGCCTCACTGTCTGAATAAGCTTTGAACAAAACAAGTGGTATCACAATACAAAAAAGCATGAAAATGACAGTCATGCAAAGAGTTTCCAACAAGGAGAAGGGCCATTTTTTCATTTGGAAAGGAGGTGGATTAGATCAATGATGGGGAAAACCAGCGCCCATGGCCCAATAAAAAGAGTGAGGATGCCCCAGAGAATTCCCCACTTGATGAAGGTGTAAACAACGGCAAAGATGCAGAGAAGATCAGCCATAATTTAAAAACAAAATTCCAGAGGTGGGAAAAACCCACCGCTAGATTTGGCTTCTAACCTTATTCCTCATCTGGAGTCTCCTCCTCAGCAGGAACATCCTCAGTTTTTTCCTGAGGTTCTGCAGGCGTGTCCTGCTCCGGTTCTCCGGCAGTCTGAGTTTCCTCAGTCTCCGTTTCCGTGGTAGTTTTTTCATCTTCCATCTTAGTAGTGGGTTATGGGATAAAATTCACTAATAGCCGTAGCCGTTGCCGTTGCCGTAGCCGTCGCCGTTGCCGTTGCCGTAGCCGTCGCCGTTGCCGTCGCCGTAGCCGTAGCCGTCGCCGTCGCCGTTGCCGTTGCCGTAGCCGTCGCCGTTGCCGTCGCCGTAGCCGTAGCCGGACTTCATACCTGTGTTTTGAACTTCCTCTAAAATTATTTCCATGATTTCTTGTTGCATAAAATTGTATGTACCTCACCAAAATGATGGAAATTCACAGTGGGGCATGGATCCAATTTTGTTCCTGAAAGAGGGCCATTTTCAGCAAGCTCACCAAGACCTTTGCTGGTTCCCCAGGCTCGGATGCATGATGCGTTTTCAAGTTTGCATTCAGTCCCTGTCTTGTAATAATCTCCCACATAAACCCACCCACGCTGGAGAATTACAATGCGTTTCTCACCCATCCCTAAATCAGTGATTCCTTTTGCAGGATCGGCAGTTTCCTGTGAAAGCAGCATTGAAATTAACTTGAGCAAAATCTCTTTTTCCATGATACAAAAATTAGGAACTAAATGGTTGCAGGAGATGGAGTTGAACCATCCCGGGTCCGGTTATGAGCCGGATTTGCCCACCAGAGCTTCCTGCTTCTCAGAGTCTATCTCTTTTCTGAACATCTGGTCAAGAAGTTTTTGAGGAGGCGGTATCTGGTAATCATCACTTGATGGCGGTATCTCTCCATTCAGATCAGCCTGATTTATGCTGTTAATAAGCCGTTTGTCAAATTCAGTCTTGATGGCAATCAGCTGGGCGTTGATGGAATTGAACTGGCCGGACATGTTCAGATTGATGTCCGTTGAATTTCCGAACTCCTGTTTACGCTTTTTCTGCAGCATTGTCCATGCATCAGACTTGTTCTCTTTCACGGCTTTGGCCACAGTTTTCCTTGAATCAATCACCGGGGTTTCCTGTAAATCCTTGAATCTCTTAGCTAACTCTGGTTTGTCTTTGACAAAATCATAAAATTGGCTCTCAGAAATATCAGCATCAATGCAAGCTTCTCTGTTTGTGCATCCGGCGGTGAATGCCGCCTCAAGTTTACCGATAGCTTCCCACACATTCCTTCCGTGAAAAAGTCTGGGGCCCCCCTGCCTCCTTTCATGTTCCCACAGACATTCCTCCACTTCCCTCCTCCATGTCCCTGGTGTATATATGAATCTTGGTGCCTGCCTCAGATCGAATCCATAAACCATCAGGGGCTGAGGCGGTGCCTGATAACCATAAACTGTCAGCATTTCATTCATCTTCCCTTTCTCCGGCGTTTGATTGAGGTTTTTCATTTTGCATTGAATCAAGATTGCTCTCCATCATGAAGATTAAATCATCCTGTGTCATGTCCTTTGAGCCTGCACATCCGGTCTGAAATTCTCCCCCTTCCATGTCCATGATACCAAACTGGATTCCAATGGCGAGTCCGGTCTCTTTGTGGACTTTCTGACAAAGCAATGAAAGTGTCTTGGCAAGCTCCTCAAATGTTCTGTCAGATATTTTCATTTTTTCATGACGGTCATCTTTCCGGTGAATCCATCCATCTGTTCGATCTCCCATGCCTCAATGGCGTTCTGCTTTCCTATTTCATCAATAACTCTGTCCAGGTCTCTGTTCTGAATCAGAACCCTCCATGTGGTGTGGCCTTTCAATTTTACTTTGAGCAGATAAGTGTGCGGCCTTCCTGCTTTTTCATGCTGTTTCCATTTTTTATTCGGCATCTTTGAAAGCGTCAGGCGGTAAAACATAGGCAGCCAGAGCATCCTCAGCCCTTTGGCATCTTGCCTCCAGATCAACAATCCGGTCATGCAGTTCATCCAGCATGGCAATCACGGCAATCTGGGACACAGGGTCTTTCTGATCAAAAGGACACATGATGATGAAATTCTGGCCCTTGTTTTCAGGATCACGGTTCTTTTCAAATTCTCTGGCCTTCTCACCAAACTGCCTCCTCATTTCAGGCAGGTATTGATTGAGCCAGGCTTGTGTGGTTTTCTCTCTCATATTTCAAGGTTACCAAATGGATCACTCTCTCCGGACTCAAGCTCTTTTCCTTCCGGACATTCCTTTTTGTCCAGAAAAACAAGATCAGTGCAGATCACCTCAGTTTTTTTGACCTCCACCCCCTCCTGTTCCCACTTTCTGGTTCTCAGGTAGCCTTCAATGTAAACCGCCTTGCCTCTTTTCACATGATCTTTGGCCAGTTCTGCCAGCTTCCCCCACACAGCCACAGAAGTAAACTCAGTCACGCTTTTCTGTTCTCCGGTCTTGTTCTGCCATTCCCTGTTAGTGGCCAGTGTAAAAAGTGTCAGAATCTGTCCGTCATGCAGTTCTTTCATTTCGGCATCCTTGCAGACATTTCCAATCAGGATGACTTTATTGACTGTTCTCATTTTTATTTCAGATTAAGAGATATTAAAAATACACAGTAATCATAATACCATCAGACTGAATTTCAATCTTTTTTGCATGACCGAAGCCCAAATGTCTATCCTCATGTCCACCCTTCCCTTCCCTTCCCTTCCCTTCCCTTCCCTCTGCAGGCTGATCCTGATCATTGCCAAGAGAAGGATGATCTTCAATGTCTTTGTCTTTCCTGAGCCCACCCTCACTGAGCGGTGCATGAATTTCATTCTTGGTCCTTACAGGCGCTGGAGAACTGTCAGGGCGCTTAGATACCTTCCTGATTTCAGGTAACTCCATCCCCGGCACATAGGTTCCGTTGTTTTTCAGATAGACTCCGTACCTGACACCTCTCTCATCTTTTTTCAGGGAAATATGGCCTTTTTTTACAAGAGTGAATAGAATCCTTGTATAAGTCCCTGCACTCAGTCCGTATTTTCTGCCAGTGAGTTTTTCAGCTACCTCAGTTTTTTTCCTCCATTCCTGTTTATTTCCCAGAGCATCAAGTAAAAGCTTCATTTTCTCCTCAAATTTAGGAGATGATTTTTCTTTTTTTTGTTTTTTGACCGGAATTTCATCAGTCGGCTCCTCATCCATTTCCTCAAAAGTGGGCTCTCCTGTTTTCATTTCCTCCTTGAGCGCATCTGATTTGGCTATGTATTCCGCAGCATCAAAACCGTTTTCATTTGCCCTGTTCGCAAATTCCGCATTATTCTGCATTTTGCAGAGCATACATCTTTCAGCTTTTTTAAATTCACTAACCTCATGGGCAATTCCGCATTTGCATATTGTTTTTATCAGCATTTTCCTGATGGTTATTGGGTTCCACTTTTTCTGATCCTGAATTTTCTCATGCTTTTTCATCCGTTCTTTGTCCAGCAGTAGCAGGGCTACTCTGTTCTTGCTGATTTGGTGGCGTTTTCTCATTTTTTCTGCAACAGCAGGTATTCACCAGTTTTGCCGTTCCTTCCATGTCCTGACTTTCAAAGCATTTTCCTTCCCCCACCACTGTCCCCCAGCTGTCAGGCGGATCACAATAGACATGGGCTGTGTCTATTCCTTCATTTTTCAGGGCTTCCAGCACTTCACCATGCACACTTTCCGGAAGAATGATAAAACCCTGCTTTTCGAGCACATTTTTGAACTGAGATATTGCTGATTCAAGTATCATTCTTTGTTCCTCACAATTTTGGCCCGGATGTGGGTGATGTCCACAATCTTGAACTCCTCATCATCCACCTTCACATCCTCCCCATTGTATTTGCCGTAAAGTACATGATCACCCACCATCAGAGGACAGGGGACAATGATTCCGTGCATGTTCTGGAAAGTTTCCGGCAGCGCCACCACCTCTCCCTCCTGTGGCATGTCCTTTTCAGCATTCTCAGGAATGGCAAGGCCGGAGTCAGTGGTTTCCTTTGGGTCAATCGGCCTCAGGATGACATTCATGTTCATTGGCTCTATTTTCATAAGTAGTGCTTAATTTTTTAAAGTAGTGCTGAAATTACATCAGTTGTGGCTTGTTTTCCTCCTCAGGCAGGTCAACAATGACTCCCTCCGTAGTCAGGAACATGGCAGCGACAGAGGTGGCATTTTCAAGAGCGCACCTGCACACCTTTTTTGGGTCAATGATCCCGGACTCAAACATGTCCACCAGGCAGGCACTCTGATCAGTGATGTCCTTGTCCGCATCAAAACCTTGATTGTATTTGCCTTCCTCATGCCACATCTTTTTCAGTTTCTGAATGAGATCAGTGATGTCCTCCACTCCGGCATTTCTGGCAATGCTAGTGAATGGAGCGGAAAGGGCCTTTTTGACAATGGAAGCTCCGATAAGCTCAGCATCCCTGAACTGAGACAGATCAATGGCGTTGGCCGCCTGTAATAGCGCACAGCCACCTCCAATGACTATTCCCTCCTCAATGGCCGATCTGGTGGCACTCAGGGCATCCTCTATGCGGAGTTTCTTGTCTTTGAGCTCCACATCAGTCATGGCACCCACTCTCAGCAGGGCGACCCCTCCGGTGAGCTTGGCCAGCCTTTCCTGAACCTTGTCCTTTTCATATTGGGTTGTCTCAGGGTTTTCATATTCCTTTTTCAGAATTTCAATGCGTTCTTTCAGCTTCTCCGGATCACCGCCTCCATTCACAATGGTGGTGCTGTCCTTTGAGGCCACAACACGCTTTGCCTTTCCAAGAATGGTAGTGTCTGAATTGTCCTCCAGCCTCATTCCTGTCTCTTTTGTGACCAGAGTTGCTCCGGTAAGGATGGCAAGGTCCTGGAGCATGTTCTTTCTGACATTTCCGAACCCCGGGGCCTTCACGGCAAGAGTGTGGAATTTGCCCTGCATCCGGTTCAAAATGATGGTGGCCAGAGCGTCGCCTTCAATTTCCTCGGCAATGATGACAAGCCTGTTCCTTCCGGCCTTGTTCATCTTCTCCATGAGAGGAATGATCTGCTTATAGGTTGTGATCTTGTAATCAGTCAGTAGAATGTCAACATCCTCAAGAACAGATTCCATCCGGTTTGGATCCGTGATCATGTAAGGGGACAGAAAGCCGTTGTCAAATTTCAGGCCATCCACCATTTCAATGGTCATTCCAACAGTCTTGTTTTCCTCCACCTGTACAACACCATCCTTGCCAACTCTTTCAAAGACCTCGGCAATCATTTCTCCGGTCACCCTGTCCTGGCAGGAGATTGTGGCAATGTCGGCCATCTCCTCTCTGGTTTTAATGTCTTTTTTCATGCGGTCCAGTTCCTCCGTCACAATTTTCACGGCCCTGTCCATGCCTCTTTTCAGAATGACCGGATTGATGCTTTTTTTGTTCACATATCCGGCACCCTCTTTCATCAGCTGGTAAGCAAGCACGGTTGAGGCGCTGGTTCCGTCTCCGGCCTGTCCGTTTGTCTTGCTGGCCGCCTCTTTGACAATGGTGGCCCCCATGTTTTCAAATTCATCAGGCCAGTAGCACTGTTTGGCAATGGTCACACCGTCATTTGTGATGGTCGGATTCCATGGAGTTCCAAAAAGGACATTCCGGCCTTTGGGGCCCATTGTGTTGCTCACAAAATCTGTGAGTTTTTCCACACCTTTCAGGAGGGCATCTCTGGCCTCTACCCCTTTTAGTGTCTGTTTTTTCATACTGGTTGAATTATTGATTAAGTTAAGCTTGTTCCAAAGTGCGTCTGTCTCCGTGCCTCCTGCATTCCCCTATTCAGTTCCTCTCCGAAGTAATCCGCTTTGTCACCAATGGAAGCTCTGGCCAATGGATGCATTCTGGGGACCGCTTTCTTTCTGCCGTAGAATTTCCGGTAAACAGGATCATCCGGCTGGAGAAAGAACAAAGCGTGGCTGTTCACATACCTGGTGTTGTCAATCCGGCCATTCACCACCTGAAATTCAATGATGTGACCGCATTTGACGCACTGCTCCACAATTTTCTGCTGGTTATCTGAGGACAGTTGCCTTGAGTAGTCATGAAAAAATCCATCCTCCCTGCATGTGTAATCAGGATGATCCCAATCAGTCATTGAGGTTGGTGGTATTGAATAGTGTCTTGCCAGTCTGCACAATCTTCTGCAAAAGTGAAATCCGCTGTCTTTTTATGCAAAGACTCCTCTGAGTGCTTCTCATGCGGAGGGTTTTCAGATTCCGTTCATTATGAGTTTTCCCCATCATTTTCCTGATGAAATTCCTTGGCGTGGGGTCTTTTGGCGTGGGCCTCCCCTTTGATGGGGTGTACCCTTTTTCTAAAAGTGTTTGTTCCATAATTTCATAATTGTTCAAGTGGGGTGTCCTCCCCCCGGTCTGTGTGTTCCTGGATTATTTTGTCCTGAGCAAGCTCAAGATCTGATGGTGAATTGAAAATTTTTGGCTCTCTTTTGTCCACCTTTTTCCTGATCTTCTTTTCAATCTCCCTGATTTTTACCTCAGGTTGATAATTTTTCTCATCAAGATAAACAATGAAAGTGAATGCGGCCAGCACCAGCAATCCGCCAAGAATACAGCCGATTGCAAGGCCGCCGATAAAAGCTAAAGTCATTATTCAGGTTTTGATAACTCCTCAATGGTTTCCTTAACTGCCTGCTCAATCCTGTCCTCAGGTTCAGCAGGGGCCGGATTCTTTTTCAGCTGTTCCTGTGAGATGAACTGAACAGCTCCGGTCAGGTAAGTGTTGGCAATGATTGCCACAAGATTCTGCTCTCTCTTGTTGACTGATTCGGCAACATCCTGCCTCAAAACTGGCATGAGAACAATCTCATGGCCTTTGGCCTGAACTGCCGCCACAAAGTCTTTCCACATCTGCTGAAATTCCTTCTGCAATTGCGGATCTGGTTTGTCAGACATAGTTTCAAAAATTAAATTTGAGTTCAGACTAAAGTAATTTTTTTTATTGAACAAGTGTTTAGTCTTGCAATACCTGAGTACTCATTTTCTACTATATTTTTTTTAAAAAATAATCCGTAGTAGTAGAAGGGCTGAGTTTTCCACACATTTGCATTTTTTCAATTTTATTGTGAATGATTTTTGGTAAGAGGCAGACAAGAAAGCTTCAAAAATATATTTTAAAATAAATGTGGATAACTTCCAAATTATGTGGATAAAATGTGGAAAAGTGGAGGGGGGATGGGGAAAACTCAAAAGGGGTTTTCCACAATTCATCCACCGGAATCCACATGGTATTTGGAAACACTCAAATGCTTTCGCAAGATAAAACACTTGAGCAGTTGTTCAAACCGTGATACAATTCCGGCATGAAAATCGAACAAGAGCTTTTAGAGGCCATAGAGAAAGAGAAAAACACTCTGGCTAAAAAGTACGGCCTCTACATTCAGACAATCAACAGGTGGATCAGGAATGGGAAAATGCTGCCTTTCTATCACAAGATGATTCAAAAACACTTCCGCCGGAAGTGAAAAAAAACTGTATTTTTGAGCATTTGCTCATTTGGTAACCCAGACAATATATGGAGAAATCAAAGATTATTGATCTTCTGAAAGATCACAACAAAGAGGATGCGGAGAAATTTGCCGCCTATATCATCCGGCTCACTCAGGAAAAAGACAAGCAGACTGGCAAACCGAAAAACCCCTGGATTCTGAACAGGACTGAGATTGAAATGGCAGAACTTTTCCGCAGGGTTGCCAATGAGGGACTGGTCTTTGATGGTATTGATATTACACTCCAGAGCACCGGAATCTCCTATAATTACCAGGCATACAAAAATAAGATGCTTCTGGCCTATCCTGAAAGCAAGGTGGATGTGTCACTGGTATACAAGGGGGATGAGTTCAGCGTTGCCAAAGAATCCGGTTCTGTGATTTATTCCCACAAAATCTCCAATCCGTTCACCCAGAAGGCTGAGGAGATCATTGGCGGTTATTGCGTGATTCAGAACAAGCGTGGTGAGTTTCTTACTGTCATGTCACCGGATGATATTGCCCAGCACCGGAAGGTTGCCAAAACTGATTCAATCTGGAAGCAGTGGCCCAAAGAAATGGCGCTGAAAACTATCATCAAAAAGGCTTGCGGTAAGCATTTCAAGGATATTTACAAAAACATTGAGGAGATGGACAATGACAATTATGATCTGGAAATCCCTCTCAGTCTGGACCTCAAGTGGAAACAGGAGATCGAAGCCATCAGTGATCTTGAAACGCTGAGGGTTTACTGGATGGAAAACAGAGGCCGTGGAAAAGAATTTGACAAATATGTGACCATGAGAAAAGATCAGATACTCACTAGCCAGAAAAAGGATGCTGAATAAATGGAACAAACCAATTGAGGTGACGGAGGAGGCCAGAAAGGCTTTCAAAGAGAACCAGAGAAAGGCTCTCAGTAATTATTTCCTGCTGGAAAAGTGCTATTTTTGCAAGGGGGATGTCATCAAGAAAGAACTGGAGCGTGGGAATGACGGCTCTAAAATTGTAACCGGATGTCCTTACTGTTCTCATTCATTTGTTGACTAACCCACAAATATGCAAATACATCAGCTTGATCAGGGAACCCCTGAATGGTTCGAGGTCCGCAAGGGCAAAATGACCGCCTCACATTCTCAGGCAATCGGAAATGCCGGAAAGGGGCTGGACACTTACATTTTTGAAATCCTGGCAGAGAAGTTTTCCAGCGGAGAAAAGGCCAATTATTCCAATGAGCACATGGAAAGAGGCAAGGAACTGGAAGGACAGGCAAGGGCCATGTATGAGCTCCAGAACAATGTCACTGTGGTTCAGGTGGGCTTCATTGAAATGGACCAGTGTGTTGGATGCAGTCCTGATGGGCTGGTGAATGAGGATGGGGGCTGTGAGATCAAATGCCATGATGATGTGAAGCACACCAAAATGCTCATCAATGGGGCCAGTGAGATTGATTCAGGCTACATCTGGCAGTGTCAGATGAACATGCTGATCACGGACCGGAAGTGGTGGGATCTGATTTTTTACAATCCGAATTTCAAGAGGACTCTGATCATTTTCAGAATCCAGCCGGATCCGGTCAAAATGGATGCCCTGAGAAAAGGTTTTGAGATTGGCCGGGGAAAGATCGAGGCGCTTAACAAATTGATGCAATGAACCTCAAAGAAGCCATTGAACTCTCTCAGAAGCACAAGAATGTTCCGATTGTCCGGCAGTGTTGTGAATGCCACAGCTGGCTGGATGAGGCATCAGAATTGATTGTGGCCGAAAGAGGCAGGGTTGAGTTCATCATCAGTCATGGGCTTTGTGAACCATGCGTTGAGAGGCTCTATCCTGACCATGAGGAACCAATACCAGACACTATTAAATCCACTTGAGCAATACTTTTTGCTTGAACACTTGTTCAGAATTTGCTATAATGGGGTTGAACTTATTTTTAAACAGACAAAATTATGGAAAATACACAGGATCAATTTGCTTTGGTTCTCAAGGAGAATCTAATTGCCCCTTCCGAAGCTCAGGCGCTTGAGTCTGTCTTTGGCCCTATGCTGAAACAGGTTCAGGTATGGAAGTCAATGGCCGAATCCATCAAAGTGACCAGTCCGGACCAGATCGAGGATATGCAGCAGGCCAGAAAACTGAGGCTTTTGCTAAAAGATACCAGGGTTGAAGCCGACAAAAAGCGCAAGGAAATGAAAGAGGAGAGTCTCCGGAAAGGAAAGGCTGTTGACGGAATGTTCAACATCATCAAATTCCTGATTGTTCCGCTAGAGGAAAAACTACAGAAAGATGAGGATTTTATTCATGAAATGGAGGAAAAGCGGATGGATGAAATGGAGGAGAGGCGCAAGCAGGAGCTTTCAGCGCTGGAGGTTGACTGTTCATGGTACAAACTCAGGGAAATGGCAGAGGAAACCTATCAGGCCCTTTTGGTCAATGCAAAGAAGGATTTTGAGACAAAAAAAGAGGCTGAGCGCAAGGCCGAGGAGGACAGGATCAGAAAAGAGAAGGAGGACCGGGAAAGAAGGGAGGCCATTGAGAAAGAGAATGCAAAGCTGAAAGCCGAAGCTGAGGCAAGAAAAAAAGAGGAGCAGGAGAAAGAGGCCAGACATCAGGCCGAGCTTGAGGCTGAGCGCAAGGAAAAGAAAAAACTGGAGGATGAACTGCAAAAGAAAGCCGAAGCTGAAAGAAAGAAAAAGGCCGAGGAGGAACGCCGGAAAAAAGAGGATGCTGAAAAGGTAAGAAAGGAAGCGGAGGAGAAAGCAAAAGCCCCGGACAGAGAGAAGCTGAAAGACATTGAGATCAGACTTGCCTCCATCCAGATGCCGGACTGTCAGACTGAGGAGGGAAAGGCGGTTGTGGAGGGCGTGAACAAGCTGATGCTCAAAGTGACCAAATACATCAGAGAGAACACTTTAAATCTTTAAACAGAGGTGACATCCTCCAAAACAAAAACAAATTTATTTCAATAAAAAAGACCAAATGCAAAACTTTTTGAATGGCCTGATGGCCGCCACAATAATGGCTATCGGCTCCGACATACTTATTAACTTTTACAAAAATGAAAAATCAAAACTGGATGGACAAAGTGGGGCTGACAATAGCGCTGATACTGCTGGCTTCACAGTTAAGCCAATTTACCGTGGGATCGGTGACGGCAAAAAGCAGTCTTGAGGAATACTGCAAGGGAGCGCCGGAATGCTATCCGGTGGATGAAAACGGAAATATCCTTAATGAGCTTGAGTTTGGAGACATGCTGAGGAAGTCTATTCAGGATGATCCGGCCCACAAAAAGCCAATCAGTCTGAAAGGAACCTTTTTCACCTCTTATAACCCTGAGATCGGCCAGACAGACGGAAGGCCGTGCGTGGGGGCAGGCATGACCAACATCTGTGAGCTTTCCAAGAAGGGAATCAGGGTCATTGCCCTGTCTCAGGACCTGGTGGGCCGTGCGGAATGGAAAATGTTTAGATACGGTGAGCAGGTGCGTTTGATTTCCGATTCCCCTGAGTGCAATGGTATATTCCAGATCGAGGACACCATGAACCCCAGATATAAGAACAGGGGGGACATGTTCCAGCTTACCAGATCAACCAACACCAGCTGTTGGGCAAGAGTAATGAAATTATGAGTAAAAGACCGCTCCACCTCAGGAAAAAAGTAAAACAGTTTTTCTGCGGACATTCCAACATAGTGGACATTGATGATATGGGGAAGCAGATTGGCCGGGATCCAATTTGCCAGATTTGCTTCTCCCTCCACTATGCTCCGATTGACCGCCAGTATGCTCTAACACAGGGTGGACCTCTTTTTTTACCAAGTCATCAGGCAAAATATGGAATCATGTACGGAATCAAACCAAAAGAGACTGGAATATGCAATGGACAGCCGGACACCGGAGGAGTTCAGGAAACAGTATGAGAACAGCCATTATAATGAGGAACTTGTGTATAAGGCCATGAAATGCCAAAAATTCAGGCTGAATGGTGAGCGATACATAGGGGATGGAGGAGGATATGAGCCGGACTGCTTCCTGCTCCTCCATGACCAATGGGTACCTGTGGAAATCAAGGCAACACATTCTGAAAATGACTGGCAGGATTTCAAGGCCCACCAGGTCAACAGACTGGCCGATATAGGGGGCGTGATACTCTTTGCCACTCCAAACCGCATGAGCATTGTCAGAGCCTCTGAAATCAAAGCCAATTGCCATCAGGTGACAGCAAATGACAGCAAGGTGAACAAGCCAGCTTACAGATGCCGATTGACTAAGTGGGCAAAGTGGGATAAAATGTTACACTTCAAATAAATGGACAAGCAGCCGCTCAAATTTCATGGGAAAGTGACAGGTGGACATTTTGTGCCGGACCAGCCGGATGCATTCCTGAACCATGTCAGAGGATTTGAGAGTCAGGAGGTCATTGTCACCCTCAGGAAGTTCAGGAAATATGATCAGCGCTCAAATAATGAAAACCGCTACTATTGGGGCGTGGTGGTCAAAATTCTTTCGGATGATCTGGGGTATACTCCTGATGAGATGCATGAAGCCATCAAATACCAGTTTCTTGCTGAACCAAAGGAAATCATCAGAGGACAAGGAATGGACAAGGTGAAAAAGCTGATCATGATTCCGGGGAGCACGGCCAGCCTTTCTGTGAATGATTTTGAAAGCCTGATGTCAAAAATACGGACTTGGGCCAGCATTGAGTTCGGAATATGGGTGCCGGAGCCAAATGAAGTTCCTTTTGAATACTAAAATGAAACACCTCGATCTTTTCAGCGGACTTGGTGGATTTGCCGTTGCGGCAAAAAAAGTCTGGGGGGCAGAATATGAATGTGCAGGGTTTTGTGAAATTGATAATTTTTGCCAAGAACTGCTCAGATTGCGTTTTCCTAATACCAAAATTTATGGGGACATCAGAGAACTTACCAAAGAACGGCTTATTGCCGACTCCGACAGCAGCGGATCATTGGAAAGGGGGGATGAAATCAACTCAGCAGAACGGAACAAAACACTCCCTCGATCTGCCGAGCGCCCTGAATACAGAATTGACCTCCTCACAGGAGGCTTCCCCTGCCAACCTTTCTCTGGGGCTGGATTACGGAAAGGAGCCGAAGATTCAAGACATCTCTGGCCGGAAATGTATAGAATTATTAAAGAATGCAGGCCACATTGGATCTTGGGTGAAAATGTGCGTGGAATCCTTAGTATTGGGGGGGGGGTGGTATTCGAGCAGGTGTGTCTTGACCTGGAAGCCATTGGTTACCAAGTCCAGCCGTTTATTATTCCAGCTTGCGCCGTCAACGCTCCGCACCGCAGAGATCGAGTCTGGATTGTTGCCCACTCCGAGGGTTTCGGAAACGGAGGGAGCACCTGTGAAAAATGCGGAGTTCAGGAACGGATCATGGTCAAGAATGAACCAGAAAGGGGTCAGATTCGGAGTGAAAGTGAAAGATGTGCTAGCAATGCTGCCGACACCCTGGGTGTCGGCAGGCAACGGACCCAGCAGAAAGGAAATAGAGGCAGGGAATCCGAAAAGGAGGCTGGAAACGGAAATTGCCCTATTACCGACACCTGCAACCAGAGATTACAATGGAATGAACAGTCAGGAACATCTGGAGAGGGAGCGAGGCCATCACGACCAATTGCCGAACGCTCTTGGAATGAGGACTGGACTGAGGTTGCAGCCGAACTTTGTGGAATGGATGATGGGGCTCCCGTTGAACTGGACAAATTTAAACTGTCAAAATCAAGACATAGGGTGGAACGCCTGAAAGCTCTTGGCAATGCCATAGTCTGGCAGGTTGCTTTTGAAATAATGAAAACAATGAAATGACCTCAAGATTTCATCCATTTTTGGCGTGCCCGAAATGCAAAAAACTCAGGATGGCTGAGATGCTCATTGAAAAACATAAAAACCGTCATCCGGCAAAAACAAGCAAGGATATGATCAAGGATTTTGTCTGTCAGTCATGCGGTCACAGGCTTTCAGAATCCAGCTCTTGACGCATTTTAAAATATATGATACTATAACTATGAAGCTGACAGATGAACTGCTGGATGATGAATGGAGAAAGATTGTGAAGCGCCTCAATCCGTTCTGCTGGTTCCCCGGTTGCGGACAGCCATCCACTGATGCCTGCCACATCCAGAGGAGAAGTCACCTCCGGACAAGATGGCTCATCAATAACGGTCTGGGAGGGTGCCGGAAGCACCACTCATGGGAGGAGACCCATCCAAATGAAGCTGAGAAGATGCTCCGGGCCAAAATTGGCAGCCGGATGTATGATCTGCTTGAAAGGATGGCCAATGAGGAGACCCACTACACTGAATCCGACAAAAAGGAAATACTGCTTGCCCTCCGACAAGAAGTAAAATCCTTATCAAATGGCTAAGAAAGTTTTGCAGAAAAGACTCCTGACCAAGGAGCAGTTCATAAAAAGAGAAGCCTCAAGATCACAGATGACTGTGGAGCGTTTTCTGAAAATGGTACTGATATTACCCTGCAATTGTGGCCATTGGGTCTGTCCCGGCTGGGAGGCAAGGCCGTTATGCAGAAACCTCATGAAACGCACTCAGTAAGCGTTCTGCACACAGCTTGCAAGGGCCGAAGCCAGAAGCAGGAACAGGCCAATGATGATCATTATTCTGTTTATTGCTGTGGGGCTGGCTGGACAGGCTTTTTTTTACCGTACCAGGTGATGTCCCCTGTCCGGTACCTTCCATACCATGCAAGAACAAGGGAAATGATCTGGGCAAGAACATAAATGAAATGCTCAATCTGGATGTTGGTGACCTCAATTCCGCTGTTCTGCATGATCATCAGCAGGAGGCTGGCAAAGAGCGCCGTGACTGTAAGTGATCTATTCATTTGGCTGTAATTTAAGTGATAAAAACAAGGTTTCGATTCTGTCCTCAATTCCTGTGACAGGCTTCCTTTTTGCCCTGTGAGCCTCAAGCACCATGATTTCCTTTCTTGCCTGATCAATGATTCCGGCTTTTCTGGCCCTCTCATCTCCGGATGGAAGCTGGCCTATTTCCTGCTCAATGGTTTCAAGCTGTCTGAGATAGGTCATTTTAGAGTTGATTCATGCGGTCCAGCGCCACCACCCATCTGGCCAGTGTGATTCCTCCCTCTTTTTTATTCAGGATTCCGCAATCAAAAAGGGTCTTTTCAATGAAATAATCCCCAATCTCCGTCAGCGGTTCACTGGAAGCGTCAATGATTCCTTTTTTTAGGGCCTTCTCCCATGATACGGTGGCCCAGATCGGAACATTGTCTTTGTGGATCATCTGATGGGCAAAATCCTCCGTGAAAATGTAACCGGATGGGAAAAACACATTGTTGGCCACCAGTTTTTTCAGATGGTCTGAGGGCACCTTGTAAATGTTTTTGTAAGTTCCGGGGTGACTCACATAATTATTCACCAGCAGTTCAAATTCATCCCCCACGCTGTAACTGATTCTGAGACAGTGGCCGTAAGTGGTATTGCCAAATTCAAGTCCCTCAAGGATTCCGTCATTCTTGTCATCATTGTACTTTGAATTTCCACGGTGGCTCACCACAACCGAATAGCCGAGCCGGAGGGCCATAAAAAACTGCTCACTTCCCACACTGACCCTGAAAGTGCTCACCTTTTTCTGATCCTTATTCACATGCTTGCGGACAAGATCAACCGCTCTGTTGGTATACCATCCTATCTCAGGATCGGCCCCAAGTTTCAATGCCTCCTCCCAGAGGGCCTTTCTTTCATCCAGTGGGAAAACATAGCCAGTCAGGTCTGAAAACGCTCCTATGGCCCCATGGAGGGTGCAGGAAACGCCGGAAACATCCTTTTGGTTATACTGGATCTGTTTATCCTGAAATTTCATGCCTGCCCTAGGGATTTCAAGGCCGGAGCCTATCTGGTAGTCAGATTCTTTTGATTCCTCCCCTATAACGCCGAAAAATGGATTGTGACTCATGGTTTGTTGAAGCTAAGTGTTTCATTCCGTTGATATTGTATTACCTGATCAATCTTATACTCAAGGGCTATTAGTTTGTTCTCAAAGGTATTGATCTTGATCCATAGCGCTCCTCCTGAGAATGCAACACCGCATAAGGTGATAGCCAAGCTCAGGCTGATACTTGATCGGCTATTGATTTGGTGTTCGGATGTCATTATTTGAGATTGAATGATTTTTTGAAAATGTCCGTGGCAGTGGCAATGGCCTTTTTGGTATCGGATTCATTGTAAATCTGGGCAATGGTTTTACCGGGAGCAGGCTTTTTGACACCTTTCATTTCATTGTCAATTTGAGCCAGCTGCTGATTGATGGTGTTGGTCCGGCTGAGCAGTTTATTCTCCGCATCTCCAACCAGAGTATCTTTGATGATAGGAATCCTGCCAAGGATCGGATGTTTCTGCTCCACAGTCTGTTTTGGAGGCGTTGTGGAAGCGGAAAGCTGTTCAGGGGTAAGCTGGCCCAATCTTTTGGCCATCTCACCAAGTCCTGAAATCTGTGAGGAAATTCCCGGTACAAAAGACTCACCAAGAGTTTTTAGGGGAGTATATTCCGATTTCTGTGCCGCAGTAGGAAGTTTTGGAGCAGCAGGAAGGCTTGGAAGTTTTGGGGAGGCGTTGGCCTCAGGAATAAGCATGTCCATAAAACTGAACGGCTTGCTGGCCTGAGGTTCACTGATCATGCTCTGATTCTTTGTTTTCAGGCCGACACTCTGGAGTTTGTCCAGAATTTCGGAAGGGGCGGCACCCAGCATTGATTTTCCGGCCATTCCGATTCCTGAACTTCCGATTTGTGAAAAGACTTTTTGACCCATCCCCTGCAGAGCGCCGGGCAGATAGTCAAAGGATGACTGGAATGGGGAGGAAATGTCCGCTGGCTTGATGTTTGCATCCACCAGTCTGCTGAAAATATCCGTTGTGTTCTGAGGTTTAACTGAAAAAAGTTTGTCAAGAAGTGACATTTTTGGAGCCACTACCGTCTTTCCTGCATCTAAAATGATTCCTTTCAGGCTGTTTGGCGGTGGCGGCAATTGGGCGGCGTTTTCTGCGGCAATGGACATGGAAGCCTTGTCAAAGATTCCCTGTCCTGCCGGAATGTTATATTTGGTGGCAAGTTCATCCAGCTGACTCAGGATTTTGTTTGGTTCACTTCCGACATTGGAGAAAGCTCTCCGGAGAAACTCAGGGGCCCTGACACCTTCTGCTTTGATGACTCTTTTCAGCGTATTGCCAAATGACAAAAGTTCATGATAGGAATTATTGAGACTGGCAAGTTCAGGGGAGCCGATCTGCTCAGCAAAACCATTCACCTTGCCTCTGAGAGCCTGCTGGTATTTGGCGGCCAGACCCTCAGCAACTGTCAGTTCCTGATTGACTGCCCCCTTGAAAGTCTGATTGCCCACACTTCTGGCTTCGGCTATGGCATCTCTGACATTCATGGTTCTTGGCGTTGTCTTGCCCATGAAATAATCCGGTTTGACACTATCCCAGATTGACTGAATCAGATCACGGTCAGCGCCCAGACTTTTTCCTGCAATATCGGATTTGGAAAAATCCAGCTTGCCGTTCTTTGCCACTTTGATGTTGAGGCGCTTCATATCGGCGGCAAAATCATCAGCCAGATCACCCACTCCGAACCTTGCCTTTGCTTTTCCGATTGTGTCAGTGATTTCACCAATCTGGCTTCCGACATCATCAGCCTTATCGGCAAACTGCTGTTGGGCGGTCTGTAAATCCTTGCCGGGGATTTCCATTGGTCTTTCGGCCTTATAGCTTGTCTTGGCTTTTTTGGCGGCTTCCAGATAGGCTTTTGCCTCATCAGCCGACATCTTTTTGTTGGCAATGGTATCAATGTCACGCTCATCCATTCCGGCTTTTCTGGCCTCATCAATGATCTTTTTCTTGTCCGCTCCGGTGAGTTTGTTTATCACACGGTTCAGGACAGAGATGAGAATGGCCTGCTCAGTTCCCTGAACAACCCCTCTTGTGAGGGATTCTCCGGGTGTTTTTCCTTCCTGCAATGATTTGGCTGTCTCACTGGCCGTTCCTCCTGCAAACTGAGTCACTGGAGTGGGGACAAGTTCAACAAGGTCCCCAAGAGATTTCATCATTTCAGTGTTCGAGCCTTCGATCTGGGCCCTTTCCTCCGGAGTGATGGGCTGTCCGGTCATTAGTTTGATGGCCACTTTTCCGGCCAGAACATGGTCAACAGCGGACTCTCCGACAGCATAGCCCCTTTTAAAAAGGGAGACTGCAAGACCTGGCACGGCTTTCGGAAGCGCAAGAAAACCCTCAGTAAATGCCTTGTCAGAAAATGGATTGAATGGAGTTTTTTTGTCATCCTTGAGAGCTTCTGCAAATTTTTCCAGTCCAGCTTTCTGTTCCCCCAATTTTCCTGATGCAAAATCAATCACCCCCTTCTCCTTTCCAGAAACTATCCTCTCAGCCTGCTGGGCCACAGGATCCCGGGTGGTGATGGGTTTGGCGGCGTTGAACTCTCCGACAGAAAAATGGCCCTTATCATCAGCAAGATCATTGGCCAGATTGTATTTCCTAAGGTAAGGTTCAGCTTCCTTCCAGTTGTTGATGTCAACCGCCTGTCCGGACTGATGAAAAGAAGTGCCTGGAGCGGCAACACGGCCTTTGGCTCCCCCCTCAAGATTTCCGTAAGCTTTTGCCTGAGCGGTTCCTGATCTGAAAGAATCCCTGATGTCCAGTTCCTTGCCTGTATCTGCCTTGTAATCCTCATTGGCCAGCACTAAGGCGGTAACCACTGATTCTTTTGCGGTGATATTCTTTCCGTTGATTTTGACGGTTTTCAGAGGCTCATCAAGGATCAGGGCTCCAGTCACAGGCGCTGGTTTAGCGCCTGATGAACCAAGCCTTTTGATTGCCGTTGGCTGAACATTTGTCTGGCCCTCCGGTTTGATTCCGGAGTCACCTAAGCGTGTGCTCATAATTGTTGAGTTATTGCAAGGTACTGATCCTGAGTGAGGCCGTAGTAATCCATAATCTGGTTCATGCTGTAACCATCCTGAATGTCAAGAATGATGGCCGAAACTTTAGCCTCAGCGTTTTGGAAATCACCGCCTTTGGATGAGGTACCGATTTCACCGCCAGTAAAGGCATTGCCACCTGTTCCGGCATTTGAGCCGATTCCGGGAGCAAGACCAATATCAATGACCACATTGGCAGGATTCAGACCTGCGTTCTTTGCAATCTGAGTGTAAGTCTCAGCCCTTTGTTTCTGCTGGGCGACCTGAGCGCTGTATAGATTCTGAGCGGAGTTCAGGAATTGGGCACGGCCAGCGTCAGTTAGCCTTGTTCCGTTGATGATCTGGCTTGGAATGTTGAGCGCCTTCTGGACATAGCCCATTGCGGCGGCGGCGTTGTCAAATTCGGATTCCCTGACAACAGAGTTTGGATCCAGCACCTTCATGTAAGAGAAAAGCAGGGCAAGGTCACCGGAGCCTGTTTTATCGGCGGCGGCGGCCTGAATCCTTCCGTAAGCGTCACGCACCGTTTCAAAATCTTTGGCGCTGGTGGTGTATTCCTTTCTGAGACCCTGTTCAAGATTGGTGATCTCTTTCTGGTCCTCCGGAGCTGACAGGCTTTCATCCTTGTAAAATTTATCTTTGGCAGGATCATAGCGGAGTCCTTTTGTGGCCAGAGCTACCTTGTTTGAAAAGTCTGACTGTGATTTCTGGAACTGGCGTGTGAGTTCATCATTTTTGAAGCCCAATTGTGTCTGCATGGCCTGCAATTTTCCTAATCTTGCCTCCTGCAGTCTGGACAATTTTGCCTCAAGCGGACTTGTTCTTGCTGAGGACCGTCTTTCAAGTGAGGATGACATTCCGGTAATAAAAGGAAGTGCCACTGGCCTGTCCTCCACCTCAACAAGCCCCTGATTCAGGGCGGAAAGTTCCTGGTCCAGCTGGGCCTGAACTGCCTGCTCCTCAGAACTTGGCTGGACAAGGGAAAGAATCTGGTTCTGGATGCCAGCAATATCATTTGAAATCGGCTCCTCTTGTGGCTGTTCCTCCTCCTCATCCTGTAAGTCACCGGGGAGGACATTGGTCACTTTTCCTCCGACATATTCCGTGATGGTTCCATCAGCGGATCTGACACCTCTGGCACCTTCCCCTATTTTTGTGATACCCGGTGAAACATTCACTTTGGAAGCGGTATTGACCTGAAAAGGATCAGGAGTAACAGAGGAACTGATTACTGACTGAGAGCCAGTAGCGCTTGGGTTCACATTGAAATTTATCCGGCCTGTTCCGCTGGGTGTGAGAGCTTTTACCTGAGCCTGCACACTTGGATTTTTCTGGGCGGCCTTGATGTTGAAAGGACTTGTGGCAGGCTGTTCATTGATGGCCTTGAGAAGGTCTGAACCAAATTTTATTTCAGATGAAGGCTGAGCGGATGGGGCCGGAGTCACTCCGGTCACTTTGCCTCCCACATAATTGGTCACCGCTCCGCTGGCATCTCTGACACCTCTGGCGCTTTCACCGATTTTGACAATGTTCTGGGTTGTGGTTGGAGGTGCGGAAGCGGCGGCGGCCAGTGCTTTTGAAGTGGGAATGGTTGTTTTTTTGACAGTTCCGGTTCCTCCAACGGCTCTGCTCTGAGTGTAAGAACTACCCTGAGAAAGCCCAGCCATATAAGCAATTGGCCTCTTTTCTCTGAAAAATTCAGCGGTGTGATGGTAGTGTCGGAGCATAGATTTATTTTGTTAAATTATATCACTCACCAGGTCGCAATTGCCACTTTTTTCCAGGTGTTGGTTGCGGTGCAAACATAGATAAAATCTGAATCCCAGCATATGTCCCCTGCCGTTCCTGTGTCCGTGGCATTGGCCGGAGTCTTGGCGGTGGCAATGTTGATAAGATTTCCGCTGAGAGTGACCTTCACAAAGGTTGGTGAGCCTCCTGTGGTCACTGCCTGATTCAGATCATAGCCATCCACCTTGTCTGCGTTCAGATTGGTCACAAGAGTGGTGGAGACAACAGAGAATGGAGCGGTACCCACCGGAAGGGTGGAAATGATCTGCTTGCTGGTGGTGAAAGTTCCGTCAGCTGAGATGGCCCAGCCTCCGGCTCCTGAAATTCCGGTATTGAGCCTCAGGTTGTTGCTGTTGAAATAGGCATCAATGAGTGCCAGCACCTGAGCCTCCTGTTCTTTGGTCAGACCTTCTCCGAAAACCGGAAGGTTGGCCGTTTTGAGTTTTTTTGGTTTAAGCTGACTCATCATCTCTTATGTCAACAAATATGAGGATCGGAAAGGTGACCGGACAGGCCACGCTTCCTGCAAAGTTCAGTTCAAGCATGAAATTATGCTCTCCGTTTGCCGTCAGCTGGGGATTCTTGTAAATGACATTTTTCTTGCCGGAATAATTGGTGTTGTTGATCTCCGTGAGGGTCTGATGGGCCGTAGTCACCTCATCATCCACATAGATTTTGGGAGTCACGCTCATGTTGGCGGCCACCGCAACGGCAAGGGGAATCTGGATTTTTTCAATCCTGAATTTCTTTCCGATATTGAACCAGGGGAACCGGATGGTTGAATTGTAAGTGCCTGAGGTGGAAATCTT